CAACAGGACGGCCATAACGCTTGAAGTCCATATAATCGTATGGATCACGTGGAGTTACACCATCATCTTCAAATGGGTAGTTATCATATGAATGATCCCAAGTAACGAAAATGTAGTTGTAAGCATTGTTTGTTAAGTACACGTTCTGTACTGGCGCAAAATCGCTATAGAACAACTTACCACCTTGAGCACCGTTAAGTGTCATTGGTTCACATTCGCCGGCTGGTACACCTTCAACAGAAGATGCCTCAAGTTTCCACATACCGCCGCCGGTACCAGTTCTTACGGTACCGTCACCGTTATCTTGAATAATACCACCGAACAAGCGAACACAAGAGGCGTTGTTAGCCCAGATGTTGTGCCATTGATCGACGGCTCTCATAGCGGAAGATAGTTCTGGTGGCCAATCTGTGCCAGCATTATCAAACGAAATGATATTTCTAATTTTTCTTCCCATAATTTACTCCGTTTTAATGTACCTATTAAGCGATTTCTTCAACGCCGAATACCACAACGTTTAGGGAATCTGCAATATCACACTTAGCATATAGTGAATCACCAGCTGCTAGTACGATTGCGCTTCTTTCAACTGTTGCACCCTTAGGAACGATTGTGTCGTATTCAATAGCATCATATTTACGAATAGCGTCAGATACCATTTGTGCGATTAAGTTAGCGTTACCTGTAGGTGTTGTTGACCCCGCAGTAACAGCTTGGATTGTTGGTGTAACTTCATAGTCATCACCAGCATTAGTAACTTGAACTGACTTGATGCCGTAGCGGATTGTTGCAGTGTTGATTGTTGCACCAACGCCTGTACCGCCAGATAATGTTAATTGTGATTGTGAAGGAACCGCATCATTATACACACCGTTATCATCAAAGATGTAAGAAACGATTTTACCAGTACCAGCTTCAATTGATGTCACTAAGATTGATAATGATTCATCACCAGCAATAGCATTTGATGGGATTGATGCTGTTAACACGTCACCGATGTTATAACCAGTCTCTGTGCCAGTCAAATCAAAGTTTTTAACATTCAGTGTAGTAACTGATGCTTCGGCATTGCCTGATGAAAATAGCAGGTCTGGCTTTGCTGTGAAAGTAGTGCCCTCGCTATCGATTAAAATTGAACCAACTTCAAAGTCGACTGAATCTCTGATGCTTAATGTTGCAGCTACTGAACCGTTATAGGTGTTAGTTGCATTAATCAAAAGAACAGCTCTCTTATTTGCTGGTACAGTATAGATGTGTGTATTGCTTGTAGTAGCTACACCTTTACCTAAAATTGCCATTTGTATTCTCCTAAATTTTTAATTTATTTATACCTGCATTGTACCGTATAGATACAAGTTAAATGCTGAGCCGTTCATTGCTTGTTGGTTAGCAATTGCTGCTGCACCTGTTAATGCTGCGGCAGCACTTGCGATATCTGCTTCTGCATTTGATACTGAGGTTTCCGCGGATTGGATTAGTAAATCCAATGAAGCACTTGTCGTTTGAACTAGTGTGTTATACTCAGATGTTGTATTTGCAATCATTGTGTTAAAATTCTGCGTTTGTAAATTTACAATAGCTTGAACGTCAATATTGAATTGTGCAACTTTATCAGCGACATCAGTGTTCATATTTGCAATGATTTGATTGGCTAAAGTCTGAATTTCTGTTTTCTTGTCTTCACCGACATCCATAACGTCGTATACCGTTGCGCGGCCACCAAGTTTTTCTAATGAAGTACTTAGGTAAGCTAGCTCTTCCGGTGACGCGTTAGTTAAGTCCGTTGCGACTTTATTATAGATTGCTTGTACTGCATCTTTTAACATGTTTGTCTCCTGTTTTATTATTTATCTAAGCGAGCCTAGAAGGTCTAAGCCGAAGAAGTAGTTCTTTTTGGCCTTCTCAATGTCTGAGGCCATTCTTGTCAAATCTTCAACAGTAATACCACCGAATGCAGCATTCAATAGTAACTGTTCAGTCTCTGTCTTATCATAGACATCAAGATTTGTTCTAGCTGCGGCTTTATCAGGAATATCACTTAAGTTATTCGCCTTCTTGACTGTCTTATTATCAATATAAGACTTGACAGCTAAAGATGATGCTAATGTAGTATTGCTAACTAATAGCAAGTCCACATCAGTGATAAGTTCATCGCTTTGGATAACTTTATCTAAATCAATTGCGCCAGTTACCGTTAGGAAACCAACTTTTGCCTTTTGTGCATTTGTGAATGCGTTTGTATCTGGGTTAGATTCGTATGCGGCTTTAATTGATTCTTTAGAAATTGAATTAAGATACACATCTTGATCCATGATAACTTCAAATGTTGGCGTTGAACCAACCAATGCGGTTACTTTATAAATCGCCCACTTAGTGTCGCCGTTATCTCTTACGAATACATTATCACCAACGGTTAGGCCAGTTAATGCAAGACGTTGCGCGTTATTAGCAACTGAATAATTTGTACCAAGATTTAATGCTGCTGTGCTAATTAAACCTTGGACTTCTGTTTTGTTATAAACATCAAGGTTAGTACGAGATGTTGCTTTATCAGTTAAACTTGCTAAGTTATCAGCTTTCTTTAATGCCTGTGCATCTAAGGTAGTTAAGCCTGTCTTTAACTCGTTAACACCACCAATGACTGTTTGTGCAGTCGTAATTAATGTAGTGTAAACGACAGAGCCGTTAACAACTGTACTGCCCAACTCGGCGTTTGTGTTATTAATTAATACACGATTCGTGTCTGCTTCAGCATTCACTTCATTAATCGCGTGAACTAAATCCGACTTATTTAATGTCGTTAATGTCGATAGCGTGCCGCGCTCATTTCTCGCAACTGTGTCGGCCGCAACGAGTGCAGCCAAATCTGTTGTTAAATTTTCAACCGACGTTTGTTTTAATAAAACTCTTGCCACGGCAACTCCTTGTTGAATTTTTATCTATTTATATTATTACAACCATGGACTTTCATGGGTCCAAGGTTTTGCTGACATATAAGTAAATGTTGCGTACTTACCATTTAGGTTATCAGCTGAATCAAATTCAACAGTGTTATAAAATTGTCCAACTGCTGCGCTGTATTGATCATATGCATTGCCGTTTGCTGCACTAAAAATTCTTACTGAATCAAATACTAAATCCCCGTCAATAACATTTGTTAAAGTGACTTTATTATTAGAGATGAGCGCTTTATTAATCGTTACTAATTCTTGATTGCATTTAGAGAACATTTCAGCAATAGCTGCTTCAACGTTCGTAGCTTGTAGACCATATTCAAAGCCAGCCAATGCAACATCATGTCCTTGAGGTTCAACTGATTGGAATGCAACCATTACAGAACTATCACCATCACCATTATGTAAAACAAATCCACAGGCTTGGTGTACGACTAAACTCTCAGGTTTAATATTAGTGAAATTACCAGATTGCCCAAGCCACAAAGTTTGGCCATTATTAAATGCACTTAGATCGTATCCGTCATATGTGAAAATGCCACCTGACATAATAGCACCGGATTCGCCAGCTAACATATCTTGTTTTGCGACACCTAATGCTTGACCAAATCTATTATCTGCTAAGCCAACTAAAGGTAGCGGAGAATCACCGGCAGCAGCATCATGTGCATACGGAACCATCGTTACAATTTGTCCCTTAAGAATATCTACAGTTGCGATAGCCTCAAAGTGTAATGCGGTTGCATGGATAGTGTTTGAAATACTTGTGATAGTCTTATTCTCAAACATCCAATCTTCTAATACGAACTGTACGTTCATAAAGTTTTTCAGATCATCAATTCTAAGCTTATATGATTTATCACCACTTGTGACTAAAAGTAAGTCAGAGTTCTGTGTTGATGTTCCTGTAAGTTGATCTAACTGATCAACGGTTGTGTAAACTGATTGAGTAGCCATGTATGCCCCTTATCCTAATGTGTTACTTAAAATGCTTGAAATTGTATTTGTGCCGGTGTTATTCATTCTTAATTGAATGTACTCTGAAATATATGTAGGCTTTACATACACGTCAATCGTAATAGCACGTGGGTCATCAATGGCAGGATGTACAATAACTTTACCTGCCTCAATACCTCTATTTGCTTTAACGTCATTCAATAAATTTTTTAACTCAAGGGCAATAGTTCTTCTTGTTCCCTCTCTGTTTTCTTCAAAGATTGACTTTCTTAAAATTCTTTCTGCAGATTTTTCAATATGATTAAATAAAGCTCTAATATGAACTCTATCAAATGATGAAGGTTTTTGTATGTATGTCTTCTGCGACATTAACATTGCATTTTCAACGAAGTTCATACCACGAGCATATAATCGCTTTCTACTCACTGCGTCAATGTTAATTTGAATCGCCTCACCGTTTAGAATAATGCCTCTTTCTAAGCCCGCTGCAGCTGTCCAAGGTGATATTAAACTTACCTTTGATTTTAACCCTGCGGCGTCTGCAGCAATGTTAACTAATTTTGTCTTTCCGGTGAACCCGTCGACCTGTGACTTGACATTACATGTGAAGTGAACGAACTCGCTATGCGGCATAGTCTCAATGTACTTATACATTCTTTCCATATCAGCCTGTGATAAAGTTCTTGGTGTGTTAAAGTTTCCGAAAATAATTAATTGCCCATCCTGAGTGTATAAGCACTCTGCTCCGTTATTACCGTTGATTTTTAGAATGTTAATGTAATTAGTCGGCAACCCGATAAATGCAATGCAATCTCTTCTTGACTCGGCAACATCAATTGCCAATTCATTTGCCATTTGATTACCAATGATAATATCAATATCATACGATTCTTTATTCTTAAGAACGTCATGTGCTAACTTAAAGTCGTCATCAGTAGCAAAGTTAGTACTACCGCCCTTTAGTTCAATTAATGTAGCACCATAAAACTCTTTCAATGTATTAAAGTCTTGTACTTTTACATATACATATTTGCTTAACGTGCTAATTGTGTTAACACTATATGTGTCCAGTTGGAACTTTTCAACTACTTTACCGTTTCTAAAAATTACAACACCTGACTCGTTATCATTCATTGATGTGAACAAATCTTTAGCCCTGTACCCATTGTGCACTTCATAGTTTGCATCGAATGTTAGGTGTCCAAAGAAAGCGAATGTCAATAGATTACCTGACTCACCAGGAGTTTTAGAAATAACTCGTATGCCGTCAATTGTGTCAATATCATTATATTGATCTTCAAATTCTTCCTTAGAATTAATGTACAACCAACTTCCGCTGTTTGCATTCCACTGCTTATTACCTGCAGCTCTCACCACCCAAATGCCAGACGCATATTGGAGATAGTTATAAACTTGATACCAGTCGTTATGATATAAGTCAATGCCGCGGCCAAATAAGAATTTAAATTCATTGATGTCAGTTATAAAGACAGGTGTGTTCACTGGGCCCTTTTCAAAGTACCCAACATATGCAGCAATTTCATTTGTGAAACCCGGTTGATAGTATGATTTATCAATGGTTTGAGTTTGAACTGATGGTGAACTCATATCATTCCTATTTTTTTGTTTATTTATACGGATAAGTTCACAAAAAATTCAGGTGAAAAAAAACCAGCCCCTAAGGACTGGTTCTTTGGAGCAGTTAAGATTAACCGCCAATAACTTCAGCGAAGCTATTTGTACCTGCGTTAGTGAAGCGCAACTGGATGAATTCAGCAACGTAAGTTGGCTTGATGTAGATGTCTACAACAAGTTGGTTACGAGAGATTACATCTGGAGTGTTGTTAGACTCATCACAGATTACTAAGAAGTCCTGAATACCACGACCAGCTTGCACAGTGCCTAAGTAAGGCTTAATCATAGAAATGATTCTGTTGCGAGTGAAGTTGTCGTTAAACTCCATAATCTGGTACTTAGCCATCTTAGACAAAGCACGTTCCATTGTGTTGAACAAGCCACGAACGTTTACACGGTCAAATGAACTTGGTTTATCTAACAATGTCTTTTGGCCCCACATAACAGTACCTTGACCTGGGAATGCAACAATTGGGTTAATACCGTTCTTGTAAAGCATATCACGTTGGCCTTGAGTTGGGTTGAAAGCCAACTTAGTAACGTTCTTGATCTGGCCACGTTCAAGACCAGCGGAAGCCCACCATGAAGCGCGGTTCATAGATGTTTGAGCACGTAGACCAGCGATATCGCCAGCTAAGTTAACCCAACGGTACTTGTCGTTATAACGGTCATATTGGTACTTGTAGTTACCGTTAGCAACACAGAACATGTTGTTGTAATTGATAGCACCAGACTTTCTCCAAGTGATCAAGTTAGCAACTGCATCAGCAGATTTCTTACCAACGGTGTCACCGTAATTAGCGCCGATGAATGCGATACAATCTTGACGCGTGTCGGCTAAGTTCTTAGCAGATAAACCATTATCAAGTTCGTTAGCAATAACGATATCAATGTCTAATTCTTCTTTGTTAGAGAAGATGTCATATGCGTTTAAAAGATCATCAGTTTGGATAACTGAATCTAATGCATACACAAATTTAGCACTAGCACCAACATAAACTGAACCAGCAAAGTTATAAACTAATGTTGTGTCAGCAGGTTCAATGAAGTTGTCTTTAACGAATACATAGTATGACTGTGTATTAATTACGGTCTCAACATAGATTGACTTGTTGTTGTGGTCTTTAGCTGTTGGGTCTGTTGAAACTAAGAATACTTCTTTAATCTCTGAACCAACTTTAATCACAACACCAAACTGGTTA